CTGTTGTATCTTCTTCTTTGTTTTCTTCTTCTGAACCGTCCTGAAGATCAACACCATCTGCAGCATACACAACACCGCCTTTAGCCATGCTTACTGTGTGACTATGTGGTGGTACTTGTTGTGGTTGTTGTGGTTGTCGTGGTTGTCGTGGCATCCCTTGTATAGGTACAGCTACATCTCGCTCAGCTTGTGTTGGCATCATTGGTGTTGGCACAGGCTGCGCTTGTAGAGGGTCAGGGATTCCTTCAAGTTGCATTGGAGTAGCCTGAACAGGCTGTGCCATTGTAGGGGCTATCTGAGGATTCATGCGTTGTGCATAAGCTCTATTCGCTTGATTAAGCAACGCTTGTTGTCGTGCATCCATGAAGCCCCGACCTTGTGCTGCTAGTCTAGCCTCTAACGCACTTACAGGGCCACCTTCAGCCATCTTTACTTGCTCACCCTCAATAGCACGTCTAGCTGCGAGTGTGTACTTACCCATCTTAGCTGCCGCTGCAGGATTAGATGCTAGGAAAGCATTAATAGATTTATCACTCATGGGACCACTATAGCCCAGCGCTGGGAGGATCTTATTCTGTAGTGTCTCAGTCTTGAAACCTGCAAATCTTTTAGCCATAATTATTTATTCCCTATTTGCATCCACACAGATGCTGCTATAAATGATAGCAATGCTACTGTAGATATTCTTACTACTGTATTCCATATACTTTTCTTTGTATCACGATATGCTTCGAGTAGAGTACGCATCTCTATAATGTCTTTGTGTGCGTCTTCATCCTGCAGTCCCATAGACTTTAGTGCCTCTCTAGCACCACGTCTAGCTGCACGGTCAAGCATAGCTTCTAACTCTTCTGGTGTCAAGTTTATAGACATAGCTTTACCATTTACCTAGAGGACACACAGAAATGTTTATCTTTGTTTTAGCTGGTAATAAGCAACCACACTCACTACACAAAGATATCATAGACACGTAAGAAGGACACGCTTTACATGTAGCCATTCTTTGTGAAGCTTTCTCTGAAGATGCTAAAACACCATCAGGACAAGCTACTTCTACTTGCTGACCGTTGACCTCTGCCCAACAATTATTATCACCAATCCCAACCGCTGCCATTATAATGTTCCACTCATCTTATGTTGTACCGTAAGTTGTACCGTTGTCAGTGTAGGAATTGTACGTTCCTGTGATTGCTGCGCCACCTGCACCTGCGTTTGGACCAGCACCTGCAGCACCCCAGTTACCGCCACCATTACCTGATGCTGCTCCACCAGAGCCGCCGCCATCACCGCCACCTAAACCAGGTAATACACGCCCCCCTTGACCGCCGTATAGTGGTACAGTGTAGCTACTACACCCAGAAGCAGACCATGTACCATAACCCCCAGAGCCACCACCCGCTTGACCGTGTTGACCACCAGTACCAGATACAGAACCGTAGCTACCTCCGTTATTAGGACAGTAAATAACAGAAGGACTGCCACTGGCATAAGCTGGATATGAACTTGACCCAGGAGTGCCGCTATAACCAGCGCCATTACCACCACCGCCATTTCCAGTACCACCTCCACCGCCGCCGCCAGCGATATAAGCACCTGAATTGTTTGTAATATCTACCGTACTGCTAGACGTGATTTGTAAAGCAGGTCCACCATCTCCACCATTATTCCCTGCGGGTGTATTAAGTGGGCCTTGTGGCATACCACCATAGCCACCTTTACCCATAATATAACCTTTGTTAAGAATAGTTATACCTGAAGGAAAAGAACCTGCTACAATTAAGCCACCCTTTGTTACGTCATCAGACCAAGCATAAACACCTGTATCAACTACAACATCTAAACCAAGAGTTTCATCCCACCCTGCAGTAACTGCTAACGCTCTAACATCAGCTTCTTGTGTGTTAGAAGATAAAGTCAAGGTAAATCTGTTTGCAGCACCATACCATTCGCTGAAACTAGCTTGTGCGCCAGAAGCCTTATCTATTAGGCCACGAATATCTGCATCATTAAGGCTTACTTCAGTACCAGAAGTTGCACCTAGTTCTACATGCATATCATCTAGTGATATTGCACCGCTAGTCTGTAAAGCCATTATACTGTTCCGTAAGCTGTGACGTTACCTGTTACTGTTAGGTTGCCAGACGCATCTAGCTTCATTTTATTTGTACCGCCTGTGGCAAAGTAAAGAACCCCAGCGCTTTCTGTGATAGTCCAGTCACCAAAGTCTATTGTTGTCACATTTGATGTGGTACAAGTCATGTTGCCACCAGCTTGAATGTCACCAACAGCATAGATATCATCTTCAGTAGGATTACTGCTATCACCAACACGCAGACCATACAGGACATTAACACCGTACTGGTCCACCCAAAGGCTTTCAGTCATAGTACCAGTAGCTGTTGCAGATGTAGAAATCTTTAGCGGATCGCCGTAAGTAGAGCCTGTGTCTAGTTGTGCTAGTTGAGTACCACCTCTGTAGAGTTTTGTAAGACCTGTACCAGGATCAAGGATAGCATCATTAGAACTTTTTAAAGTTACATCATTACCAGAGCCTGTAGACTGTAATAAGATTGCGCCTGAAGTAGTCGTTCTAATCTGAAGATCGCCTGTGTATGTTTGAATACTTCCTGTGTTTCCATCAAACAAAAACTTACTAACACCACCATCTTTAAAGATAACCTGTGCATTAGCATCAGCATCTAGGATAATATCACCAGCAGCGTCTAGTGTAATATCGCCAGTACCTGTAGCACTGATTGTAAGATCACTAGCTTTAGTTAAATCGCCTTTAAATGTACCTGCTTCAAATGTTTCTGAACCTACAGACCACTCATCTACGTTCTCGTACCATAAGAGTGTCTTGTTTGTCTCAGTACCACGTTCAATCTCAATACCACCATTCTGTGTAGGTGTGCCTGTTTCATTACTATTGAGTACGATCTGGTTATCTGCTAGGTTGATTGTCTCTGTATTAACAGTAGTAGTTGTACCTGATACAGTAAGATTGCCTGATACTGTGACATCATTGAATGTAACATCTGATGTAGTACTTACAGCCTGACCAATAGCGATAGTAGCGTTAGAACCTTCACCTGCAGTGTGTGTAATAGTAACACCTGTACCCTCAGTCAGGTCAGACATATAGTTACCTGTAGTGTCTGTACCCAGCGCAACAGAGTTTGCAGCTATGATAGTAGCAATACTAATATCACCACCGCCGTTCACACCTGTTACACTACCTGTGACATCTCCTGTGAGTGCAATCTCACGTGCAGTTGCCCATGTAGTAGCCGTGTCTGCATTACCTGTTACGTTACCTGTGAATGTAGCATCCGTGCCATCAGTACCACTATCAAGAACGCTAGTACCATCTACCGCCTTTACGTCACCAATCAAGTCACCTGTAATGTTTTTACCTACGCCTGATACAGTCAGGTCACCGTCTATAGCTACATCACCGCCAATGTTAACATTCTCAGCGATACCTACACCGCCATCAATAATCACAGCACCTGTAGTTTTAGTGGTACTAGTAGTAGTACTATTGAAGTTGATGTCGCCTGTTACGTCTAATGTACCTGATACAGTTGTGTTACCTGCAAGCGTAGCATCTGCGTCAGAGAAGGTAATAGCTGTAGTAGGTGTAGCACCTGACTTAATTACTGTCTGGCCTGAAGAGTTTGATATACCACCAAACGTAGTGCCATCATCCTTCAGCGTAATGTCACCGCCGTTAGCATCAATAACAATGCTACCTTCTACATCAAGAGTAAGATCGCCAGTAGATACATCAAGCTCATTGTCTGTCAATGTCATGTATCTGTTAGTGCCAGCTTTAACTGCTGTCTCACCTACAAGTGTACCTTGAAAGTAACCATCCTTAAACTTAACACCTGCTGAAACACCAAGGTCTAGCGTGTTAGTTGTCTTAGGATTGACATTAGTTGCTGATACAATGATGTCTTGGCTTGGGCCTACCTTTGTAATAGGTGCACCTTCACCTACTGTACCATCGTGTTTGTGTCCTGATGATGCGTTAAAGGCAGCTTCGACAGCGTTGTACTCTGCATCGAAATCATCTGCATCAATAACGTTACCGTTAGCAATCTTGTTTGCTGTATCCTGTCTTTGATAACCTGCCATATTACTGCCTATCGTTTTGTCTAAATTCTAATAACGCTGTGTCGAGCGTAAAGGTTGGGTTTGTTGAACTGTCTTCAATTCGTATTGCTACTGTTTTACCAGAGCCTATAACATTAGAGTCATATACTGTGTCTAATTCACCACCGTATGTAGCATACGTTTTTGTTGCTTCATAGGTGGGGTCTGTTGTATCTACTTGTGTAGGGTCTGTGGGGTCTTGTGGGCCGAAGTGAGCGTTAGATGCACCAAACTCAAATACTGTATTACCTGTACTGGTGATGTTAAATGTAGCAGGTTGTACTTTCTTTGTGTTAGTAGCTGATGCGAAGTCATACTTTAGGTTAACATCTAAGTTCATGCTGCCTGTAGGCTCAGCATACAAAGTCATCTTATAGAATGTCTTACGTACCTGTGGATCAGAGATAGGCATAAAAGGTGATTCGTAGATAGCTTCAATAATATCTAAATCAAATGTATTACCTGTATTTAAGATGTAGATGTAGCCATCCTCATTAGCAAAAGCCACAGTCTCTTGATCATTAGCATATCTACTGTCAGCTACATATGCCTTGATACCTTTAGTTGTAGCCCACGATAAACCTGAAGCACCTTGAGAGATAAACTTTGTAGCAAGCAAACCTTTAGCTGTGTCACTACGCTCAGATGAAACGTAAGCAAAGATACGATACTGGGCTTTTTCTCTCAGGATTACAGAAGAAAAGATTGACGCAGTGTTAAGAAAGTCTACAGCATCCTTTTGTATTTTATCTGATGCAACATCTAGAGCAAAGTCACCAATACGATCAGTAGCACTTAGTAGGCGTAGACCATCAGGTGCTAAGTAGATGATGTCACCACCGACTTCCTGAATTGTATCGCCATTAATACAACCAATACGATCTGTAATAGGTGACATCTGGAAGTCAGCAGAGGTACTACCAGTTAAACGTTTAATACTGTTCGTAGTAAATACAATAAGTTGATCACGGAAGACTGCTAATCCTGTGACATCACTACCTACGTTAATACTACCTGCGCCGTTAGCAACATCGAAGTCATCTACTGTAAAAGGTGCCGTAAAGAATATGTTATTGCCTTTACTGTAGAACGCTGTGTTCTTAAATATAGCTACATGTTCTGCGCCACTTACATCTGCGCTATCTGTAGCGTCTAATAAGTCAATAACATTACCCGAAGTGTTATATATTACAGGGAAGTTAGTACCGTCTACAAAAACTACTTTATCATCACCGTCTAAATTAAACTCTACATGTCGTACTTTACCGCCGTTAGTACCAACGGTATTGCCCATGCTAATCCAGTTAGTTCCTGTACCGTAGTAGTATTCTGTTTCATTACTAGCATTCTTACGTGCTACAATAATACGTCCTGAAGAGATAACTTTAAGAGCTAGTATAGGCCCACTACCTGTAACCTCAGTATCACTAAACTTTTCGTAGCCTTTGATCTTAGAGTAGCCACCTTCTTTGTTAGGTTCAAAGTTCTGTAGAATAGTAGCAGAACCCACAGCATTAGTACCGTGCTGCAAGGGTGATAAATTAGAGATCAAACCACCTCTAAACTCAATAGGAAAGGTAGACCATTGTGTAGCCATTAGAAGTAAACTCTTGTATCACCTAAATAGTCGGTACGGTTAATATGGATACTGCGTAGGTACTTAATACCTTGCTCAAACTTATTTAAAGCTAATTGTGCCGCTTGCATATCGCCACGGAATTGATAAACATAATACATAGCGCCATCAACAATAACATACTTATATTGCTCAGGCAGGTTAGGTACATCTGTAGCATTCTCTAAGTCGAAACCTACATTGTAATACTCATACACAATCTCATAGGCTGCATCTGGGCTAGGGTATAACATAAATTCACGGCTAGGTGCGCGTGCTACATGAGTAGGTGTGCTTCTGTTACTGGTATTCGTGTCATACTCTAGATCAGCGTACTTAGTAAGATACTCTTCATAAGATATTACTTTTAGCTTACGTGTAGATACGTTAAGAGAGTTATCACGCTTAATTCTAAACGTGTTCATATTAACTGTCTTAGCGTCATAAGGAAAGCCGTATCTTACTACGCCAGGTACAAGGGCTTCAATCTCTTCTACGTGATTCCAAGGCCACTCATACTCT